TTAATTGATTACCGGGTACTGGCGAATGAACGAACGTTGGCAGCCTGAAAGGCAGATGAATATTTTTTAGTAAGCGTCGTGAGTATTGAGACGCATAGCTTGTGCCTGGCGTTGCGTCTCCGGGCTTACCTTTGACTGTAATCTGGTTACTACCCGCGTACACCGCAGCTCCGGCGATAACATCCTTTGCACCCGTAAAATGCTCAGCTGTTACATCAACCATAATCCAGAAAAAAAGCTCACCGGCAGACAGATTCGAAAGTCCGCCATAAAAATATGTTCCGTTAAGTTGTTCGGTTGTATCCATACCCACACCCAGCAGTCACCAACATGATGAAACTTTAACCGCAACGACTTTCAATTTCCAGCACCCTACCACAGGGCCTGTAACGCATCCTGTCGCACCTGTGCCCTCACCCGTCGCAGGGGTCATCCGAAACCAAATCACACGGCAGCGGGCCGGAAATTGGGCCTCATGGTCATGACCTAAACGTCGTTGCGCGCGCTCGTAGCCCCGCCACGCCTGCCCGCTTTATGTAGTGGTTTTCATGCACCTGCATGACATAAGCAGAAGCCCACCAGATATAGCGGGCCGGGGCAGAAATGAGCCTTTTGGGATCATGCGATTTCATGCAGCATAGACATGCGTTAACTATGATGTTTGCTCAATCTTAGCTAGCATGAGAGAATCGCCAGTATTTTTTATGAGAACTGAGTGATTAAATGGAAAACCGCATTCTTGAGCATGAGGCTATAAAGCTACTTAGTAAAAAGTCAGTGCGCAAGCTTTTTGGTGTCCATGATATTCCAAGAGCAAGCTCACCATTTCGCTATCCCGGCGGAAAAGATAAGCTCGCTTCTTTTCTGGCGATATTTCTCACACACAACAAGTTAAAAAGTGCCAAATTTATTGAGCCTTTTTGCGGCGGAGCAGGTGCATCTCTATCTTTACTTTTAGGTGGCTACGTACGCGAAATTCATATAAATGATAAGAACTTTGCACTTTATTGTTTTTGGCAGCAGTTACTCAACAATACAGATAACTTACTTGATTTGGTTTATTCAACAAGACCAACAATTGAAGAATGGCATAAACAAAGAGAGATATATACTTCAAGTATAAATTCAACTGATGAATATACAAAGTTAGAGTATGGCTATAGCGCCTTTTTCTTAAATAGAACGAATAGATCTGGAGTGCTCGGAGCTGGCCCAATTGGTGGTCAAGATCAAACTGGAAAATATAAAATAGATTGTCGTTATACGGTTGCGACATTGATAAAAAAACTCGAGCGCATTGCAAAGTTCAAGGATTCTATTTTCGTCTACAACGAAGATTGCATATCATTCTTAGATAAATTTCAACACCCTGATGAATATAACGATTCATTTATATATCTCGATCCTCCGTATGTTAAAGAAGGTCGTAATATTTACTCTAAGAATTTCTGCTTCGATAATAGCCAGCATGAGGCATTGAAAGATTACATAGTTTCTCATAACAACAGATGGTTAATTTCCTACGATGTCCATCCGTTGATTCATGAGTTGTATTCAAAACATGGCGCACGCGCAGTTGAGTTTAGCTATGTAATGAATCAAGCTAAAGTAGGGAAAGAACTTATGATAGCTGATTCCCGTTTACGCATGCCTGAATCGCTTTTTACCGTACAGAGTAAAAGCGAAGATATGAACGAAGAAGTTAAACACAATCAAATTAAGACGGCCTAACTAGGCCGCCTCACCTTGGAGAGTTGAGGTAATATCAAAAACATATTCACCTATGCTTTGGATTTCATCAATTCTTTCAACCAACAATTCTGGTTTTTCTCCAAGTATTGCCATGCCCGCTTTAAAATATTGTGGCAACCGCATTCTATGTATAACGACACCAAATTCATCTGCGACAAGAGAAATTGCATCTCGCTTAATTTCCTCATCATCTTGCTCAAAATCGAAAGGAATTACAATAGCATCAGTAACTCTAAACAACTTTTGCTCAAGCCAATAATCCTGAATGAAACGAATATCTTCTTTAACTGGCTTTCCTCGCCAATTATGCCCGCTTGCGACTTGAGCAAAGAAAATTTGCCTATTGCCAGGGTCTGGATCGTGGGGATTATCATCACGCCATGCAATTACATCAATCCCCGCATCCTTATGAGGCCTTGATTGTAAATAACGATTGATATCATCGAATGCTTTCACTCTGCCTTCTTTCATTAATTCTACAACTCTACATAAAGAATCATAGAAACCACTTGCATCAGGTCTTGGCCATCCAAAAGAGATACTATTTCCTCGAACATAACCTGCAAGAGCAATTGTTGCCGCGATTTGAAGCAAATCTCTATGGGCATTGGTTGTATCTATTAACCCACTGAAAAGTCTAGATTTTGTAACATGTGAAAAATAAAGGCAATAAATGTAAGCATGATGATAAATTTCCAACTCCTCAAGAGATTGCTCCCTCATCTCAAAAAGTTGGTCTTCAACATTAAATACAAATGGATAAGTTTCGCCTAAGATAAGAGATCTTTTTTCATACTGTGATAAAATTTTTTGAATTTCATTTTCAACTTTAGCGTCCTCTTCAGCGATATCGCCTGTACTAAAGTTATCTAAATTCTCAATTGCATTCCTAAGCTCCGCCACACGAAAAGTGAAATACGGATTTGCAAGACATGAAAGCTCAACCCAATCAAGCTTCACCTGTATAAAATGGCTTTCGGGATAGGGAAGAAGTTCCATTGATCAATCCTTAATCTCAGAAATTTGAAAGTTAACTTTACTGGTTTTTTTCTTAAATTGGTCAATGTAATTTTTTGTGGATTCATCCAAGGTTTCAGTGCGATCCAAAACTGAAGATATAGTATCCAATTGTTTATTTATTTCCAAAAACGCATCTTTGATATGTTGTAATGGATCACCAGCTTGCTTATATAATTCAGATAAATTATCAACACCAGACTTATAAGCATCATATGAAGCTTCATTCGCTAAAACTTCACCGAAGTGCTTAAGATCAGGATTTTGTGATGAAATCAGTGCTGGCTTATTATCCTTCTTATAGCCATACAGCCCTGAGAGAACATCTCTTAATTTACCTGAGTTCTGTGCAGGAACCGGATTGTCCTGAAGAGTTATATTCCAGTCTTTTTCAAGCTGTAAAAATTCTCGATATTCACTTCTATTAAGTGCGGTGTATAAATGTGAGAATGAGAACTTTGGTGACATTCTATCAGAATGAATGTCGTAAATTTCTTGTGATTTTGCTTGCTCGAGCACGAACATAGCACTAACTATTGAACGAACAGTATTATTGCTGTCCCCTAATTTATTAGTTATATCATCAATAGTTAATCCATTTTTCCGTTCACTTACAAACCATTTGTAAGCAAATTGAGCTTTTGCAAACGAGTCCCATTTATGAGGTCCGTTAACGTGTTTAAAGCCAATAAATGAACGAGCGTCTGATTCATTTTCGACTAAATATACTGCAACTTCTTTAAGACTATCTTCAACATGCTTAGATAATTTTTTAGGTACGACAACCCTGCATTTTCTAGCTAGCTCAGGGTCTTTTAGTAATTTAATTGCAGCAAGACGCCTGTTTCCCTCAAGAACAATATGCTTACCTTTCCGGGGCATTATTATAAGCGGTTCAATTGATAAATAACCGTTTTCAGAAATTGACTGAATTAGCTCCTCTAAATCGGCTGAATTAGCAAGCTCCTTAACTAACTCATACGTTTCCGCATTTTCGCTAAAGTTTTTACCATTGTAGAGGCGGGGATTTCTTGGGTCTAATGACAAGAATTCGGGCGAAACTTTATCTATTATCTTTGGCGTTAAGTTATTGATATCCATAGCATCACCAATTTGTATTTTTCTAACAGTTATCACCATTCTAATGTTTTTTGGTTATAAATCCATGAAAAGTCAATTAGATGATGTTATTAATGTGAGTTTCGAGGAGTTATTGAAACCTCTAATGAATAAAACCAAGAAGCGCGAAAGGTAAAACCTTAACTTTTCAACAACTTAAATAAATTTCACTAACGCCTCACAATGTTCGTTGTTTAATCCTGCCGACGCCAAAAGCTACTTTCGACGCCAGCACGGTTATCAATGTTGCCAGCTGTCGTCTTCCCAGACGGCCTGTAAAATTTCCATCACGCCTTTTTTATCTTCATCCAGCTTTAGGCCTGACAGCTCGACGCCGTTCGCACTGCCTTTGCGGATTCGGATAGCCATTTTTGGATACTGAGGCTGCAAAGTTTTTATGATTTCTGACTCAAGCGCCTCAATAGTCTCCTGGCTAACCTTTTGTTGCTTATCGATCATTATTTCAATACGCATCCTCTCCACCCTCTTACTTTGAAACGTCAATCGAACGGGCGTATTCGTGACTCCTGACCTTTTTCATTAGCTCGTCGGTCAGCTCAGACACCCACTGGATCGCTAAACTCTTTTCATCTTCACTACAATCACTAGATGCGACTAATTTAATAAATAAATCAATTCGTTGTAACTTCAAAGACTCAAAAAAATAATCCTGCATTACATTTTCTCCCTACAAACAACTGTACATAAACACAGTATATTAGAGAGTTCTTAAAGTGAAATGTTTTTTTACTTTTAGCCTTCCTTTTTGTGCGCTTTGCTATCTGCTTTAAGTAAGTTGGCCGCTTTAACACTTTCAGCAAGGCTGTTGAAACGGCTCAGTATTTCGTCTTTGCGTGAAGTGCCATTTTTGTTCCTGAACGGCCGAACTAAGTCGCCGTAACAGGTGCTGCGGAACATTTTTCCCGCAATTTCTGTCTGTGTACCACCTATCAGGCGCACGGCCAGACCGCGACTGATGGTTTCGCCGCTTAAATCTCTGACCTGGCCGATCACGTTATCACACGCCGTCTCTATCTTGTCTGGCCGCCGCAACACAAGGTGTTTTTTATCCGGCTTTTCTGCTCTCAGTCGGGCCAGCATTCGTCGCCGTTCTTTAGGGCTCATCCCTTTGAGATCGATTTCTTCCACACTTTCCGGCGGGTTTGAATCCTTGGATATCAAACGCCCCGTACAGTTATTGACAGAACTCCGAGAGGGCGCGGGCGCGCCCTGCAGGTCAAAACCAAAATCAACGGCACGTTTCGGAACAATCTTCCACTGTGCCAGACGGGTTAAAATCGGAGTGTCTGCGCCAACCTCAGTTGCGTAGACGCCCTTAATACGCACGGTTTCCTCACCGTATTCATTCAGCTCATCGCCCGACTGATACCATGTGCGCACGGCCAGCTCATCACGACGCACGAACGGGCCGCCCTGCGCGTTAACGTATGCAGCCCAGTCGCCCACGTCGGCCGCGTCATGCGCAGCGGCAAACTCCACGCTTAGGCCGTGCGCGGTGTCGGTGTCATCCATGCGTCGCAGCTCGCGGTAAACCGTGACCGGCGCGCCGCCTACAAACTGAAACTGTCGGATGTGCCAGCGTGCCGCCCAGGCAGAAACGGCGGGGGCGGTTTCTTTCAGCTCTTTGCCGCTTTCGTCGTCCAGCTCACCATCCAGTGCATAACCGTCGATATTCTTAGAGATATATTTAGCCACGTACCCCGTAGCACTGCCCTTTTCCGGATCGATGGCCTCGGCATGAAAGCGCGCTTTACGGGCCTTATCCGTGGTCAGCTCGTTACTGTCCTGCTGAAAGGCATAGTCACGGATTGTCTGACGCACCTGATCCGCATCTTCGGGGCGCATAAACATAAGCATGTGCCAGTGTGGCGTTGCGTCGTGATGGGGTTCGGCAACGCGAATGCCAAAGATACGAATATCTTCGCGATGAAGCTTTGCACGGATGCGCTGCCATACACTGCAGAGGTAACGCTGCGTGTCAGCCGGGCTGGCACCATTCCACTTGCGGTTGCGATGGCCGGTCTTTATTGTGGCGTGATAGCGCGACGGCGCGGTCAGCGTGTAAAACTCCCCGACATAGCCCAGCTCATTACAGATATTTTCAAAGCCGCGAATACGCGTCATCAGCTCACAGCGACGGATTGCCGGATTAGCCACGCTGCCGTCATATTTCTCAATCAGGCTGATGCGGTTGCCTTCCTCGTCTTCCAGTTCCATGCCCTTTAAAAACTCACGGGTACGGCGTTTCTGTTCCCGCCATTCTGAAACCGTCATTCTGCTGGCGTAGGGGGTGTGCTTTTTGCTGACGTTAGCCAGGGCAATCTGCAGGTGTTCCCGCCATGAAGCAGCCACGCGGCGCAGTCTCCCCGTCCACCATTTTTCAGTCTGCATACGCAGCACGGCGGGCGTAACTTCTTCGGGATCAAAGAAACGGGACGTCACCTTATCCCACAGAGGCGGCGTCTGATTAAATTCACGGGTGACAGCAGCCGCCGTCATGTAGAAGCGGTGCGTGTATTTATAATCTGACTCATCAGCTGCCTGCGCGTGTGCCTGTACCAGCTCGGCCAGAATGAAACTGGCAATATCACCGGCCAGCAAATCCACATCCGCACGCGACATATCCGCCAGGCGGTTAAAACGCTTCATAAGCTCCCACAACTGGCCGCCGGCACGCGCCGCGCCAGTCTCTTTCGGAGCGTTATGCGCCAGCAGATTAAAGGTGCTGGCGTCCATAGCCTTAACCCGGTACTGCTCATTAACGCATTCAACACGCGGCAATGTGCGCTCAACGAAAGTTTTCGTTAAGTACGCATTGGCGCGGGCAATGCCCTGTGATTTTTCCAGCTCGCTCATGCGACGTTTGACGTCGATTTGAATCAGCGTCGGCTGCTGCTCAAGCAGCTCCTGCGCACGCACTAAAGCCGCAATCATCTGACTGCGGCTGTGCATTTCCTCATAGGTGGGATAAGGGCTGGCGATGGCTTCCCGTGGTGCATTCCAAGGGTAAGCGTAGTGCTCGATCACTCGCACACCCCTGCATAAACACTGTTGCAGACACCTTGATCAGTGGCGGTTGCCAGCAAATCGAACTGACTGCCTCCACGGGTTGTCAGCGCCCAGTCACGGTAAGTTTCAATACCGTGAGATTCAACTGATATAAAATCTATTCTGCGCTCTGCCTTGCGCGGATCCTGTGTTGACGGGAAAAACGTGGAATTGCCACGGCGTGAACAACGCGCAACAAGTTTCTCCCATGCTGCTACACGTGCTATCTCTTCTGGCCAGCGGCTAAAAATTTCTGCCAGCTCTGACTTGCGGGCATGGATGCACGGCATACACCCTACGCGGCTGCAGCCTTGCTCGTAGAGAGGGTTAGGCTTGATTCCGTGACGACGCGCCAAAGCGAAGACATCTTCATGTTTCCATTTCAGGATAGGCCGATAAATTGCCAGGCCCGGGCCAATATCAAACCCTTCCTCCCATGGTTCCAGCATCGCGCGCTGTGGTGATTCCTGCGCACGGACACCCTGCCATGAGATAACTTTTTTCCCGGCAGCTATTAAGGGATCAACTATCTGAACTTTTATTGGCTCATGCTTCAGATCGAAGGTGCAGAAACGGGCTTTAGTTGAAGGAAAACGCCCTTTCCATAAGCACAAATCAAGGAAAGGAATGCCTGTGGGTTTGAGTGTTTCAAGCGCTAAAGAAACAGCCGATAGCGCACGTTCAGAAGTAAATCCACACTCTTCAACCAGAGATACGGGCCATTTTTCCGCAATAAACTTGCGCTTGTTTTCAATGCGGGAAGTGAAATCAGCCTTAACACGCTTAACCGGCCCCAGCTTCGATTCCAGATAATCCAGATACTCCATGGTCTGCGGGTGCTCATGGCCAGTGTCTGCAAATGCCGTCTGAAACTCAACACCGGATTCAACAGCCAGCAACCAGTCAGCCAAGCTGTCTTTTCCGCCGGATATGCTGACCACATTCATGACGTTCTCACCAAAGCAGCGTTTGTCGATCATGCGATCACCTCCGAAGATGCTGCAGGGTTAAAACCAATGCAGACAGCAGGACGACGAACAGCAATGATTTCCGCAGCGCTTTTGCCGTCACCTGCAGCCACACCAACCGCGCGGGCTGCCCGGACGCTGGTCAGCTCGTAGGCATTAAAAAGCGTGCGCGTAAAGTCGGTATCGCTGTTTGACGCGATGACCGGGCAGCGTTCTGACACGCTGGTTAACATGCTGGCTAAGTCCTGCTGCGCGGCCTTATCAAATCCGCCTGCGTGGTAGTCACTAAACGTGCCGTCATAGGGCGGATCGCAGTAAACGACGTCGCCGGTCTGAATCATGCTCAGCGTCTCGCGGAAATCCGCACAGACAAACGTTGCACGGTGGGCTTTGGCTGCGAACGTTTCGATTTCTTCCAGGGGGAAATAGGGTTCAGAATAGTTTCCGTAGGGGATATTAAATTCACTCTTGCGGTTGTAACGACAAAGGCCACGGTAGCCGTGGCGGTTCAGGTAAAGGAAATGTGCGGCGCGCTCAAGCAGAGGTAAAGCCGGGTCATGATTAAACGCTTCACGGATGCGGTAATAATCCTCTGCCCTTTTGTTTTGGGTAAACAGGCTCATCGCCACTACGATAAACGGGCGCGTGTGTTCTTTAATCTGGCGGTAAAGATTAATCAGGTCGGGATTAACGTCAGCCACTAAATAAGCCGGGTAATCCGTTGCCATCATCACCGCGCAGGAACCGGCGAACGGCTCGACGAGGCGCGGCCCCTGCGGCAGATGATTAAGCAGTTCAGGCATGAGGCGGGTTTTGTTGCCCGCCCACTTGAGGATCGTACTCATACAGCACCGCCTTTGGATGCCTTTGCGCGCTTTTCCTCCTGACGCATACGAATCTTATATTCGGCTATTCTTTGCTCGCGAAGTGGGGAAAGAACAGAAAAAATCTCCTGACAGCCAGTTAGCAAGCGGCTATATATATCTGACAACTGTTCTAAGTCGCTTATTTCTTTTTTGTAGTCAGCAATGCCTACGTAATCACCAATAAGATCGCGAGTTAACAGCACCTCGGATTTGTAAATAGCGATCACCTCGGACACCCTTGTATGCTTTCCTTCTGCCATTCGCCAAACCATTCGGCTTAAAACATAATCCCCGTTTTTAGCGACGGAAATATCGTGAGTTTCGTTAATTGAAATCATTGAAATTTTCCTTTAGTTCTTGGCATTCCACGCAGCGGGTTACACCATGAATTGCGCGGCGGCGTGCTTCAGGAATTGGCTCGTCGCAGTCTTCACAGAATGAAGCCGCCACGCTGACCGGGCGATTAACCACGCTGGCGATATTGCGCGCCAGCAACTCGTCGGCGCGAGCCTGCGCCATGTCCATTGAATCGGCCATTAGTGCAACTCCCGCGCCTGATGCTCAAAACGCTCTGCCTCTTTATCCAGCAGCTCAATGATTTCCGGCGCGGTCATTTCGTTCTTGCGGGCATGGATGACCAACGCCGCAATGCGGACTGACACAGCCAGCGCATCATCACTGCGCTGCTCTGTTCTGGCCTTGTTCAGCAGTGCATTAAGCGTGTCTGCGTCGGCTTCAAAATTACGGGTTTCGGTATTTCTCATGTTTCTAATCTCCAGATTCAGGGCAAAAGAATGCCCGGCGGGTTTACGCCATTAATTTTTTGAGTCTTATTTACTCAGGTAAAAAACAGTCTGCGGTAGAAAACTGTCGGGGCAGAATCTTTCCCCAGCGCGCCATTTTATTCATCGCCATGATGATTAATTCGCGGCGGTATTCGTCGAAGTATTCAAACGGCTTTCCGATTTCCTCCTGTGAAAATGTTTTAGGATTTTCGCGGTTAGCCAGGGTTAACACGCAAAATTTAAACTCGTCATTCTGACGGTTGAAATAACGCAGCGACGGGTTAGCGTTATTGTCACGCTGCTGCCGCCAGCTTTTCCGAAACTCATCAAACGACATTTTGTTAACAGCATCAGCACGATTGCCCGTTGAATGAGTTTTGGCAAAAGATGCCGGGCCTTGCTGTGCGGTTGTGTTGCCTGTTACTCGCTGCATATTACCCCCTGAATAAACGCGCCATGAAACCGGCGGGTTTGCGCTTGCTGGTCAGCCCCTGTAGCAGTTGCTTCTGGCTGTTGCTCGGATGCCAGGGCTTGCCGTTCTCACCCATGATCCAGCCGTTGCCGTAGGCTACGGACGGGCTTTGACGCTTAAGGCGTGATGCCAGTGAAATCATTGTCAGTCCCTCAGCTCAGGCCAATGGATGCGCCGAGGCCGCTGATCGCGTCTACGGTTGATGCCATAGTGGGATTGGAATGAATGCGGGCCTGTACTGCTATAGCGGCCAGACTCAGGCAGCGAATGCCGGTATTAACGCTTTGCATCAGGCTGCGACGACAGGAAGTGCTCAACGCATCCTGATTCACTGCACCGGCTGCCAGTTGTCCCACTTCTGCCGTTGCCTTCAAAACGTAGGCTGACAACTTTTCCTCGGCGTGTTCGTTCACCGGTACACAAGGCAAACAATGTAGCTGTGCCAGTGCGCCATCCATTAAAGTTGCATCTTCGGTCAGGTCAGTAAGCGAAAGCATTTCTTTAACGGTCAACTCGTGCGGTTGTTCAGGGTTTAGCTTGTTGCGCAGAGTCTGTACGTTCATTCCTGCGGAAAGTGCAAGTTCTTTCATGTTGTGAGACAGGGCAAACCGTCGGCAGGCCTCGTCAAAGTGGTTATGTTTGGAAACGCGAAAATCAAACATGTGGATTTCTCCAAATTCACATACTGTGAATTAAGCGCCGATGACGAGTTGAAAACGGGAATGCCCCAGTGACTTACGTAACTGATCTTCTTTCCAGCGTGCGTAGTAAATTCGAACAGGGCCGCCAGCTTTTTTACATCCTTTACGGATTTTGCGCGGTTCGATTGGTACGCAAGGATTCTCGCCGGTAGTCCAGCGATAGGCGGTGCGCTCAGACACCCCTTCTAACTCTGCGAACTGCTGCAGAGATACCACAGGGGCAGGTATTTTGAAGATTGCGATCTCGGAAGCCATGTTGCATCATTCCCTATTTGCCAATATTTGCCATTTGGTTGCCAACGTTTGCCAACGTTTGCCATTAACTGCCAACACAGTTGTGTACATTACTCAACAAATGGGTACTGGTCAACACGGAATACACTAAATGAAAATCAAAGAATACACTTTCGAAGCCACCGAAATCCTTGATCGTGTTTGTGAAACTTACGGTTTTCACCAAAAAGCCCAGCTAGCGGAGTATTTCAAAATATCGCCTAGTTCCTTATCAAACAGATACATGCGTGGAACTATCTCTTATGATTTTGCCGCTATCTGTGCCTTAGAAACTGGTGCAAGTTTAAAATGGCTTCTTTTGGGCGAGGGTGAAAAATTCTCAATAGACCAATCCAAAAGTGAAGGTAAAACCTTCGATTTGTTCACTCTTAGTGAAAATCGCTTATCTGAAAAGTCACAATTGCGGATAGGTGACGGCTTCTTTGCGAAACAGCCAAACAATGGATTTGCGGTTAGGTTTTCTGGCGGCCTGTATTTCATTGATAAGGATGCAAAGATTTCTGATGGCTCATGGCTGATAAGTATTGATGACTCAATAAGTATCAGAAAGCTTGCAAAGCTTCCCGGCAATAAGATCCATGTTTCTGGTGGCGCAGTTGACTTCGAATGCACGTTAGAGGACCTAGAAGTCATGGGCCGCGTGGTTGGAATTTATAGCGAGATCGATCAGTGACAGTACGTAAAAACCCTGCCGGTGGATGGATATGTGAACTTTACCCCAACGGGGCTAAGGGTAAACGCATCAGGAAAAGATTCGCTTCAAAAGGTGAGGCCCTAGCTTTTGAACAATACACCGTACAAAACCCGTGGCAGGAAGAACAGGAAGACAGGCGTACTTTAAAAGAGTTAGTTGACGCATGGTTTAGCGCTCATGGAATTACTTTGAAGGACGGTTTAAAGCGCCAATTGGCAATGCACCATGCATTTGATTGTATGG